CTGCTGCATCTTGAACAACTGTTGCATCAACTCCAGGAAGTAATAAACCTGTAGCTGCTCCTAAGAATCCATTGAATTTCCCTGCTACTGCAGTTCCACCCCAAATAGAGTTCTCAGTTGCTTCTGCTATAATTTCTCCCATATAAGAGATAACATAGTCATCAAAAGAAGCTGGAGGTGGAGCACCTGCTCCTGCTCTCATTTGTAAGCTTTCAAAGCTGTCCAAAAGTGTAGACTTACAAAGGTCAAGATTAACTTGTAGGTTCTTAGGCTCAAGAACTTTTTCAGTTAAAGCTAAAGTACCTGCTCCTGTAAAATCACATGTTGCATCAGCTACTGCTGACACTGTATTATTCATTGCTTGTATATTACTTTTGTATTTGATATTTTCTATCATCGTTAAGTAATCTAACGAGTTCGATGCTTTTAATGCTGCTGAGATGTAGAATCCAGCTGCCTTACCAGCAAAGTTTGATGTTGTAGTAAACGCCATTTTTTTGTTTTTTTTTAGTTATTAATATTTATTTAAGTTGTATAAGAATTTCTCCTGTTTAGTCATTCTTTTAAAATCTTGAGCTGTAGGAGTTGGTCTTTCCGAACTAAATTTGTTTGTGTTAATTGGAGCATCAGCAGGACTTTCTGCTAATTCCGTTTTAAGTTTTTCGTTTTCAGCTTTTATTGCTTCAACTTCTTCTGCTGAAAATTCAACTACTTCTGTAGTTTTTATAGACTTAGGATTTGTAGAAGGCTCTTCAGTTTCTTCAGACATTTCTTCAACTTCATCATCACCACCTACCTTATCTCTTTTTAGATCAGCAACTGCATCTTCTAGGTTCTGAATACGTTTCTCCATGCCTTTCCAATCAGCAACATCAGCTTCTTCTTTTCTATCATCATCTTCAGGAGCTAATTCAACTGATTCTTCTGATAATTCTTCTTCTTCAACTTCTTCAGTTTCAGATTCGATAACTTCAGCAACAATACCTTCTTCTTCTACTCTAAAAGATACTCCTGTATCTGTCTTGTACGTTCCTACAGGAAGTAGGATGGTTGTGCCGTCTTCCGTTAATACTGAGATGTCTACACCTGCTTCTAGCTCTTCTGCTGTCGAAACAAAGATAGTACCATCCTCGCTCTTAGACTGCCAAGCTAAAGTAACTTCTTCTTCTTTTTTGTTAAGACCAAGAGCTACTAAAATTTGTTCTTTTAAATCCATAGTAATTTTTATTTATTTAAGTGAGTTTGTAATATAATAGAAAAACTTTCTATCCGTTTGATTTTGTGATTATTTCATTTAAAGCTTTTAGTATCTCTTCATTAGTTGGTGCTTTTTCTGACATAGCTTCCATCTTATCTGTAAAGTAGCCTTCTATTGACAATCCTTTTAACTCTCCTGCTTTAATCTTTTGCCAAAGGTCATCATTCTGAATTTTCATTTTAACAAACCAAGTTCCGTTAGGTAAATCAAATCCGTACAACTTAGACTTATCCATATCACCTTCTTTTACCCAAGACTCAACAGTTAAAACTCCTGATACTCTATCTTGGTGTTCATAGGTAGCTTTATGATGGTTGTTGTGTTTTAAATACAATTCAGACGCTTTTCTGACTGTTTCAGGACTAAAATATACATAATACTCAGAATCAGTATTAGGATCATATCTAAAGATCTGTTTGTTAGGTATCAAAGCAGGTGAAACAAGCATACGTTTCTCTTCATCAACTTTAGCAAAAGTCAAGTTATTCTTTTCTTTTCCAAAGTAAACGAAATCTTGTTCAATAGCTGGAGCTGATACTAAACTTATAGCATCAATTGCTAGTTCTTGGTTATCATCATTTATTACAAGTTCTACAATTGATGTAGTCTTTTCGTAATAGTCTTTGTTAGCTGCTTCACATTCAGCTATGGAGTCATATTGACATTCTCCTGTCTTTCCCCATTTTACTTTTCCGTTTTCACATTGTTCGCATGGCATATCTTATAATAGATTAAATTAGTATTTGTTTGATTTTTATATTGTAGCTCTTCTTCTTATGTTAGCTAATTGGTTCTGACTGTTAGTCATTGCATCAGTTACTACAAAAGCTTGTACTGGTTCTGGAGCTATTCCACCAGTTAAGTCAAAGGCTCCTGACATCATTTGAGGTGCAGGAGTTGCGCTACCTGCTGCTGCTGAAGCACCTCCACCTCCTGAAGCACCTCCACTAGGATTTGTTGACATAATCTTACTTAAAGCAGCGGCACCCATAACTCCAGTTGCAATAGCATTCGCAAGTCTTAGAGGATAGGGCAATAATTTATCAGCTACTGAAGTTGCACCCATTGCAGCCATTATACCTTGTTGAGTATTATAGATGGTTTGAGCTGCTGCAACTCCTTTAGATAAAGCCACATTTTCTCCTGCCATTGCTGCTGCTGCTCCAAATGTTTTATCTATTGTAGCTTTTTTAAAATTTTCTTCAGCTTTTAATATAGCCATTTTTTCATCAGCAACTTTTTTAGCTAAATCTAATTCTTTTTTTGCAGCTAATTTTAATGCTTCTAATCTTCCCTTTTCTTCTGCATCTAATAAATCTTGCTTTTCCTTTGCTCTAGCTTTTTCTTCTGCTAGTATTTCACGTTCTAAACTATTGACTTCAGTAACAACTCTTCTTCTCATTTTAACAGAAGCTGTTTCTTTTTCAATTAATTCTACCTTTAACTGTGCTAATCTTTCTTCATCTTCAGCTGAGTTTTCACTTAAAGCCATTTCTTCTTTTTGTACTGCTAATCTTTCTGCTGCTAATTCTAATTCTCTTTGGGTAGTCTTTTCTTCAAGAGATAGGGCTGTTTTTAAGGCTTCTAATCTTTCAGATGCTGACTTTGTTTCATCTTCTGCATTCAATCTAGCTTTTTCTATCTCTTGTCTAGTAGCTGCTTTTTGAACCATAAATTCCATATCAGCATCTCTGAGTTCCTGAGTTCTTTTCTTTAAAGCAACCATAGCTGCTACTTCTTCTTTTATTTCTTCTGTAATTCCTGAGAATGTACCTTTAAGAGCTTCTCCTGCTTTTCTAAATTCTCCTGAAAAAACAAAGCTAATAGCTTCACCTACCTTACTAAGTCTATCAGTTAAAACATCTACAACTGCACCCATAGCAGTAAATGCTTGAGTTAATTGATCAGCACCTCTTTTTGTATTTGTAAAGAATGATGCTAATGATGCTACTGCAAGAACTAAGGCTCCAATCCCTGTACTCATTATTCCAGCTTTAATAGTTGCAAAAGAAGCCTTAGCTGCTTTACCTACTGAAACAAATCCTGCTTTTATTCCATTAAGAGAAACTCCCATGATTCTAAATTCTCCTGCTAGTGAACTTGCATCTTTAGACACTTCACCTATATTTGATTTTACTTCTGCTTCTAATACTACTTTATCTGCCATAATTTTATATGTTTATTTCATAAATATTTAGAGTACAACACCAACTTATGTTCATATTTGCTTTTCCTGTTACTGTATAGTGCATGTCATTCGTTCCTGTCATTGTTGCTTGACTTGTCCACCCTGTTACGGTTCCGAAACTTCCTAGTCCTGTTTTTGATTGGTCTTCTACTTTTAAATAGATTAATCCTGATATTCTTTCAAAGAGTCTATCATCTACTGCACCAGCAGGCTCCGAACCTCCTGTTCTTACTGCTATAACGTGAGCTTCAAAACCTTGAAAAGAGCCTGTAGTTGTATTTCTAGCTATTACTGTTTTCGAACTGTCTCCATTAACGAAAAGATTTGTAGCAGCCCCATCAGTAGTTGTACCTGTTAAAGTTATTGTAGAGTATTGAGCATATCCTTTACCAGCACCACTAAAGCCTCCACCACCTACTACAAATTCTCCATCTCTTTGCGCTAGACCATAATTACCAACTACTGTTGCATTACTAACTCCATTTGATATCTCATTATTGCTACCTATTATGAGATTGTTAGTAGAAAGTCCTGCGACTACATTACTTTCTCCCATTACAAGAGTATTATTAGTTCCTGTTTGTGTACTATTCCCTGCTCCTTTTATAAAGTTACTTAAATTGCTAAAGGCTCTTCCAAGACCTGTATTGTATCTATAAGCACTACAAGTTCCTGTAGCATTATCATAAGTATAGCCATAAGCCTCACATTGTAATTGATTAGGTATTACTTCATTTGTTCCATCAGTAAAAATAACAGTTCCTGTTTCTGTAGTTCTTGTAGGTTTTACTTCAAAGCCTGTTATGTAGGGTATTGTAGCCATTAGGGTATAAGTATAAATTCAACAGTTGCTAAGTCATTTGGCTTGTATTCTATCTTGTTCACTCTAAATTCTCTATTCTTAATCATTACAGTATCATTAAATTTAAAAGTGTTAATTATTGAAGGGCTTAGATTGACCTTAATAGACATAATTCTAGTATTTGGATTATAAAGCTCTTGATAATAAGGAAGCCAATACAAGTTAAATAAGTTTCTAGGAGTTGAAGCACCTAGTCCGTTAGGTAGCTGACATTCTCCAAAATGAAAATCGTTTGTATTTGTAATTGCTGGAGGTGAAGTAACTATAGTTGGTATGTCAGTTAAATGACTAAACTGTAAAAAGAACTCTTGATTTTCACTTCCTAATCCATTCTGCGCAGGAATATAATATGTAATGCCTGAGTCTTTAATTCCATTATTGTAAAGTATTCTAGGAGCATTGTCAAACCCTTCAGTTTCATCATCACTACTTGCATAAATCTTAGGTACTACTAAACCAGGATATTGATCCATTAAGGTATCAGATATTGTAGCTGCAAAAGGTTCTGCAACTATTTCTTTTGTTCCTTGTAATACTGTAGCTAATCCATTAGAAGCTATAGATGCATCAAACTTTTTACTTCCGTATAAATGACCACCTACTTGTCTTTTATATTCCATAAAACAAAAATCATCATCATCTTCAACAAACTTAAAGATTGTATCTTTATTTAAGTCAGTTAAAGGTGTTAGCTTCATTTCTGTAACATCTATCCTATCTGTCCAATCATGCTGAATACTTCTATCAGATAAAGTTAATCCTGCTGTATCACTAATAAATACATCACTATATGGTTCAAACTTTATATTATTAGGATCATCTTCATCAGGAATACTAACTAAGTTAAACATTGTTAAAATCCCTTTAAGAAAATCCCATTGACCAAGTTCACCTCTTAGTGTTTGTAAAATAGTATTATTAGTTACAGCGGATAATCCAACATTAAATGTAACTCCACCAGTAGCAGTTGATGTGTCTTGTTTTTGCCTTACTACACCACCTGCTGATGCTTTGAATTGTACTTGCAAAGTATCTCCAATAGTGGTCATTGCTTGTGTAAAATTCCCAGCATAATTAAATGTAGCTCCTGCTGCTATTGATATAACTCCAGAGTAGTCTATTGGTGTACTATTATATAACCATTGAAATTCTACTGTTTGTGAAGAACTATCTGTATTTTCTATTCTATAACTATAATTTATTGAGTATGTTTCGTTCAATACTGTTGAAGTTATGATATGAGTTCCTGTATTGTAATTAGGAGGCGGTACTGCAACCCATATTCCAGCAGTTGAATTTAAAATCATATTAGTAAAAGATGTAGTTGCAATATTAGCCACTCCACCAGTTCCATTGTTATACCAATATAAAGGATTGAAAGTTGTTTGTTCAGTTTCAATTGGTGTATTGTCAGCCCCCCAATTAAAGTCCATAAATAACTTTTCAAAATCTGCACTATCAAAGAAACTAGACTCCCAAGTAAAAGGAGTTGCTTCAAATATTCTATTGATTAAATACTTAAGCTGAATAAAAGGTCTAAAGGCACTTTGTAAGTTAGGCAATACAGGATTTCCTGTGCCTGGAGGAACAACTGTGTACTGATGATTCCAATCTACAAAAGGATATTTTAATACATTAGTTTGACTTGCTCCATAAGCAGGCTGGTTAGTAGTATCATAAGCATAGCTAGAAGTAGACAGTGGACTTGTTAATGGTAATCCTGTACCAGATGCTGGTTCATACCATGAGTTTTTTATTGATGTCTTATTATAGTCGTGTGATAATTCTGAAAAGTCTAGTTCACTAAAAGTTCTATCTTTTAAAATATCTGCTAGAGCTACTACTTCTGAATAAAGATTCACATTGTAGCTTATCTCACCTTCCTTATCGGTAATATCAAGCATTTTTAAATAACCTTTAAATAAGATAAATCCATCTTGCTTTAAAACACATTCTGTTTTTACATAAGGATTAAAGATAATACCATCATCTGATCTTGTAACCTCAAACATATTATCAAAGATTTGATTGTTCCTTTTAGTAGCAGGAAGATTAAATGCTTTTGAATATGACTGTACTTTTTCTGCTGCATTCTTGAAGTTATCTACACTAAGAGATAATGGTATATCTTCATCTTCATAAAGATCACAAATTACTTGTCCATCTCCTAATATTTGAACAGCTCCTGTTGGTACAGGTGAAGAATTAGTAATACTAATTGAATTTATAACAAGATATTCTATAATAGTTGAATTCCCTACAATAACAATAGTGTCATCTACTGATGATGCACTAAAAGAGTATGTTTGATTCAATGGAGATGTTCCAATTATCGGTATAATAGATTGTAGAATAGTTCCTGAGTATATCCAAATACCAAAAGAATTAGTATTAGAGGTTATTGAGCTTATATCTAAATTTATATTATAAACTGCACCTATTGTTAGGTTTGATAATTTTTGCAATATCCCCTGCTGCTGTCCACCTGGTGATGTAGCTATAGTTAAACTATTAGGTGGAGTATTTGTTACTCCTATAGATCCTTGATAGAATATTTTCCAAGTATTAATAGGCAAAGTTGGATTGAAAAAATCTATTGCTTCTTGTGTTCCGTTTGGTAGTGTAACAGCATGATCAGTTGCAGCATTTACTGTATTAAAGTTAATTCCATCTACTATAAATTCATTAGTGCTAGTTGATATTACAGAGCTATAGCCTTCATAATTTTGAGGAAATACTATTAATTGTACTGACATTATACCGATTGTGTTCTTAGTGTTTTACTTTTTTCAACTTCAAAAGTATATTGCATTAATTTATCATTAGCTACAGTTTTTCTTGTATAGCTAGAAGTTATAAGTCTGACAGGTGTTACATATTGATTTAAAGCAGATGTTGCTGAGTCGGCTTGGAATCCTTCTAATATATACACTTCAGGGCTATTTATAAGCTCCTCGAACCATTTTGATTCTGATTCATTAACAAAGTCAGTATTCATAGTTACTTTTTCAGTAGCATTAACTCTAAATGCTTTCTTCCCTCCTTTAAAGCTGTCTATTCTATATGCTGCTTCATTCCAAGTTCCTTGAAGTTGATTATATGTACTTCCTTGTGTAGAAATCATTCTAGTTGACTTCATAGTAAAAGTATAGTAATCCCAAGCACCCCATTGATTGAGCCAAGCGAGTCTTATAGGTTCATAACCTTTTAGAGAAGGACAATTAACATAAATAGTATAAGTGTTACTGATACCTACAGTAGTGCCATTATCCCACGTAGTAAATACTGTGTAATATGCTGGAGTGTTACCTGCATCTACTAAAATTTTAAACTGACTATTCCAATTTTTAAGATTACCTGGATATGCACCTACATATAATATTTCATTAGTTATTTTACCAGAATAAACTTTATAAGCTCCATTGTTACCATTTCTTACTATTTCATCAGTAGAACCAATTTGTACTCCACTGCTGTTATAATATGTAAATTTAACACTTCTAAAATCACCATCATTTGTTTTTCCTTGAGATGCTAATATTGGAAGCACTCCATAATCATCTATGTTTGCATATTGCGTTGTTGGTGCATTAGTTAAGAAACCTGTACTAGGACCTATCATATCAAAAGAAGATATATCATATCCAAAATCATTAGCAGTAGTATTAGTTCCTAAATCTAATATATCATTGTATTTCAAATATCCATTAAAGACCTTATACAAATCTGAATTTTCTGATTGTACTTCTATTAATTGATTAAACGTTGAAGAAGAAGAATCTTGATCAAGATATTGAACTCTGAATTGAATTGTTAAATATTTTATAATATTATTATTCAACGAAAATTTATCTATTATATGAAGTGGATATATTATATCTCCAACTTCCTTATATTCACTACCTATAGTTGATAGGTTATCAGTATTAACATAGCTTTCAATAATAGGTCTAAAATTGAACATTCCAACTCCTGCATTGTTTGGTGTTGTTTTAAATATACCTACAACATCAGTAGCTACTGCTGTATTTGGTGGAAGCAAGGAGCTTATATGTACTTCAGCAATAAACTTAACTTTGATTTGACTTGCCACTATCAGATTATTGGATACCGAAAATATTACGTCTTGACCAACAGGTAGTGTAGTGTATAAGGGTTGTTGTTCTATTATTGTTGCCATTAGTTTACTTGTGTTATTGTTTCTTTATTTAAAGTATTTAAAATATCCTCTTTTACTGCACCTAATAAATCTTTACCAAATGTTTCAAGTCCAAGCCCTAAAGGCCTTTGAAAGAAGCTAAGACTTTTAATTCCATCTCTTTTTATTTTTCTACTTATTAAATAAGCTAAACCTGATATGTATTGTCCTGTATTTTTAGACCGACCTCTTCCTGTTCCTGTTGGTTTTATTCCTCTTTGTTTTATCCATTTAGAAATTATATCTATTGGAGGACCTTTAGATTTATATTTAAAAGGGCTTTCTACTTTTCTTTTATCCCAAGTTGTAAATTCTTGAATTTTTTTGTTTCCTGAAACTCCTTTATCTACAAACTTTCCATAGTTTAACATATAAAACTGTAGAGCAAAACTATCACCATCAGGCACAACTTTATAGCTAATAGAATTATATAAATCCTTATTGACATTTTTCTTAGCCTTAGTTAGCATAGTTCTGGATTGTTTTACTACATACTTACCTAAACTATTAAGATAATTCTCTACACTACTTGCCATTATACAAGTCCTGCAAATACTTCTACTTGAACATCTGTTGTTGCTGCTGGTCTTACTTGTACTGTTACAATATCTTCTAAAGTAGGAAAAGCTGGAGAAGTATCTTCTTCTCCTATTGCACCTTCTTCTGCTTGGAATAACACATGAGAGCCACCTGCTCTTACGTTTACTTGATAATTAGTATTAGTAGTTACTAAGGCTAACTTTATATCTTGATCTTCACTAAGATTTGTGATTCTTAAGTACTTACAGTTTTCTACATCTAAAGCACCTGCTGAAGAGTGTGGTGTAGAAGCAAATACTGCTACTGTTGTAGTATTAGAATGCGCACAAGTAAGTATTCTTTCAAATACATCTATTATTCCTGTTGTAGTTACTGCATTACTAGAACCTCTAAGGCTTCCATTTAAGACTACTGTCTCTGTTATTGTTGTTACTAAATCTGCCATATTTATATGTTTATTGTTATTTTAAAAAATCCTATTTCTATTCTATATTTACCTATTCTAAATTTCATTAATATCCAGCACCTTTATCTGTTACAGGAATGTTACAAGTCTGAAAATCGTTCATTACTAATATTCCTATTTGAAAGACATATCCACAAAGTAAGTTATCAAATCTTTCTTGGAATGGTTCTAACGTGAATTGATCTTGTGTAAAATAAAGAGGTTGATTAATATCATTTGTTCCTTCAAGTGATTGTCTTTCTGAATGCCTTAACATTCCTATAAAGTCAGTAGCTATTTGTAAAGTCTCATTAAACACATCTTGCTCATTGCTTAAAGTCTTAACTAGCTTTGTAAAATTAGCGTCTGCATTGTTCTCAGTCCAATTTGCTTTTTCACTTACTAAATCGCAAATAAAAATCTGAAAGTTGTATGTCAATTGACTATCTCCTGTTACTACTGAAGTCGGATTGATATGAAGCAAAGGCATCTTTTCCATCTTTTCAAGATTTATCTCCCAGATATCCCCCACTGATGTTGAGCTAATTTGCTCGTGATACTCTCCTAATCTAAGAAGTGTATTGAGTACATTATTGTATGTCTTATTGCTGACTGCCATGTTTTACTTTATTTTGTGAGTTCAAATCTGTTTCATAACTTAGCCAAGTCAAGCATTCTAAAAGGCTAAGATTTGTTATTCTTTCTAAGTTTACAATCTCTCCATTTGTTAATCTATACATCACACCGAACCATCCCCACTTTTCGGCAAAGGATTCTGTGGCAATTGCTGATTCATTTCCTTCAGCCGCTCCATCAAATATGATGGCAAAATCAGCGACAACTCTTTCCCTAAAACAAAAAAAAACCGTAAAGCACTTTGTACCTGTTCAGCTGACATCTGTTTCATTTCTTCTGTCCGCATCCTAATATCACCATCATAAGCTGCAATAGTATAAATGTCATTCTTCTTTTCTGTTATCGGAGCATACAATACCGCCATTAATTCAGGCAAATTATTTTCTATTCCATTCTTGATAAACATCTCAATATCGGCATATTGTCCAAGACTTATTGAGTCAAGGTCTGGCATAAATCCGTATTCTACTTCATTTATTTCAATTATCCTTTTTAAAGAACTGTTTTGCTTCTGTTGTAACTCTGCTATCCTACTCATTATAACTGCTACATCTTTTATACTAAGCTCCTTTACTAATTGCTTTGGTATATCTGATAAAGCTGCTATTGTTGCTGCTGCTTCTTTTGTCTTGCTTCCTGTTTCAAGGTCTATAAGTTTTAGCCATTTCTCAAGCGTTACATCTGACCATTTACTTATTAGATTGAACTCTTTAATCTTGTCATCCTTCTTTATCTTGACTTTCATATAATATAATAGAAAAAGTTAATATTTAGTTTACTGTACAAAATACTTTCCTGCATTTGGGTTATCTAAGTGATATATAATGTTATATCTTATTCCATCAATAGCATGGTTAAATGAATCATGATATAATTTCGAGCCCTTATCTGCGTATACATAATTGTTCAATTCTTTAGCTATGTTAGTAGACTCTGGGCTTACTATTAATTGATAGTCTTGCATTCTAGTTATTCCACTTTCAATAGTCCCTTTTTTAACAGGCTTTATGTTTACTCCTAAATGTTTAAGGTCTGCTATTAGTCTTGGTTCTGCACTATCAGCTATTATCAGTGTTTGTTCTACTTTGTCAAGTATTATCTTAGCAAGTTCTTGACTCTTTAAACCATTACGATAGATATGCTCTTTGAGATATATCTTTTTGTGCTTCTTATCAATAGCTACTTCTGTAAGTGAATCAGGATGAATTGAGAATCCAAAATCCATTCCACAAGAAGTCTGCAAATCATCAGGATTAAATTCACCTATTGACCAATTATCAAAGACTACACCCTCAGCACGATCCAACCATTGTCCAAGAAGTTTCTGAGTATACTTCTTATAGTTGTTGTGCTTAATAGCTTCTACACGCTCTAGGAAGCTCTCTGAGAGATTATCTTTGTTGTCTAGATATGTACTATGAATATAGCATACATTGTCTTTAACGCCATTAAAACCTGCTTCTATTCCTTTGCCTTCAAAGAATCTTTCATATATCCAATTGTCTTTAGTAACAGGATTCAAGACCAAGATGATTCTGTTCTGTATATTCTTTTCCCTAATGCTAAGATCTATTGTATCAAATATGTTTTCGTCAATAAGTTCTTCTGCTTCATCTAATACCCAGTTAGATACACCAGTTAGTGATTTAAGTGAAGCTGTTTGATTACCTGCTGATGTCTTAATACCTCTAAATAGAATGTCTGACTTGTTCTTTGAGTTTACAACTTCAGATTTGTTTACGCTAAATATATTGTCATATCCTAATAAGCTAATCTTTTCTAAGAACTCAGGTATTATAGAAAGACGTGCTGATGTCATTGTGTACCTTGTGAATAGTATTCTGATACCCTCACTCATAGTTAGTAAAGTCAAAAAGACTGTAACGGCAAATGACTTTCCTGATCCTCGACCACCTGTTACAATAAAGTATCTAGCATCAGATTCAAATAAAGGATTGTATTTTTTACTCAGTATCAGTGTCTATAAATGTTATGAGTGGCATATTAAGACTTTCTTCATTTGAAGTAACATCTACTCTCTGTTGAGGTTTCCCATAAAAATATTCAAAGAATAACTTTACAGCCCATTGTTCTTTCTTTTCTAATCCCTTTTGTAATGACTCTAAAGCCATACCATTCATAGGTGTTAAATTCTCTATTAGCTTTTGTTCTTCTGCTTTAGCCTTCCGACCAGCTCCTGTTCTTTTTCCTCCGTGTGTACTCATTTTGAAATAATTTGATTAATCAAGTTGTAATATATAATAGAAATTACTTGAATTCGTTTGGTAGCATTAGTCTTATTCCTAATTCTGTTAAAGCCCATATACGTATTTGGTCTGCATATATCTCAAACTCTTTTGTGTTCATTCTTGCTGTACTATTGACTGTTTGAAGCCCTATCTGTTTTTCGTTTATCTCTATGCTTTGCCATTCACTTGCGAACTTAACCTTTAAAGTATCGTGCATTTCATCAGGAAAATATCCTAGCTCCTGACCTAATGGTTGTACTATACAAGCCCAATAGTAATTGTTTTGCATATTGCTTCTGTTGTTTCTTTGTTTCTTTACGCTTACTATGTAATTACTATCAAGTTCTTTTAAGTAATTAAAAAGTGTTTGTTTGTCTTGTGTTGTATTTACTGCAAAGTTCACTAATCAAAAGATTCGTTTATACCTCGTTCACCTATTAGCTTTTCTTTTGCTCCATTCCATAGCATATCACGTTTTTTACTTAGACTAGGTTCTGTACGTTTAAGGCTAGGCATTCCATCTTCAGGCTCAGAGTCCATATATTTACCACACCCACATTTAACATCAGTTATCCATTTACTATCATCAAAGATAATTTTAGCTTTTGCTACTTCTTTTTCTTCTTTACCGCATTCACAAGAGTATAATGTCATCTTATTCTATC